TCAATGTGCAGCGAGCATCTCCAGGTTTCTTTCCTGCGCGGTCTTGCGGTTTTGATCGTAGTCGGTCTCTCGGGATTGTTCCAATTCAATAGCGAAAAGTTCGGCGGCGTGACGACCCGCCTGCGTCCCATCGTCTTCGATGACGGCGGCTATTCGCCGAAACAGCTCCGACTCGAAGCCGCCTGAATTATTCAAGGCGTTCGGCCGCGCTAGCCGAGCCCCCCCATCCAATCTGATTGCGGATACGTAGAACTCGTCTTCGTAGTCGGCTCCAGCTGATGTCAACTCGGCGCGTCCGTATAATAGCAAGCCAGTTTCCCAACGATCGCACAGGCGGATACTGAGTTCGTCGAACGAATATTCGCAGGAGAATTTCGAGGTATGCATCGTCATTTCCTCATGCCGGTGATCAGCGATAGCCGGGTAGGGCCTGCTTTCTTCGGGATATCTGTCAGCGTGCTCATGAACACTTTCGATTTCTCCGGCATGAACGACACTCTCCCTTCAATGACCTTGCAATCTTCCATTCGATATGCCCGGCCTGTCTGGTTTCGCTGACTTCGGACAGGATCTGAATATCTGTCCGGGCTCATTCCATTCAGGGCCAACGGCTCTCATTGGTGAGATTGTCATCCAACATAATATATGTCAACATAATTTATGTTTATGCGCGCTCTCAGAACATCAAAGGTGTTTTGAGGCCTGCATGGCTCTTTATTTGCGGGCAATGTGGCCGCAGATTCGGCCGATAATGGTCAATCGATCCAATTCGACGGTAAAGGTTTCCAGTGCCGGATTGTCGGAGATGATCTTGACTTGGCCCGGTTGTGTAAAGGGAACCCGCTGTAGGCGTTTGATCTGCGGCTCCGTATAGCCGTCGCTGATGGCGTAGACGGTATCGGTGGTCATCTGATTCTGGGAGAGGTCAACGATGACGCGATCGCCCGGCATATAGGTCGGCTGCATGGAATCGCCGACCACTTCCATGATGATCGTGTGGTTCGGCGATGCCTTTGCCTCGTTTCGAAGGTAGCCGGTGGGAATCAGCCATTCCGCGACGATCTTATGCCCGGCGACATTGCCGGAGCCGACAGGAAGATTGATGACTTCGCCAACGATGCCGCTGCCGGCGCCGAGTTTGACGTCCACCTCCGGCGTTGCGCCTTCAATCTGCGGTTTCCAGTGCTCGCGGCTGTAGCTGAGTTCGTCGCCACTCTCGGCAAATCCGTCCTGGTCTTGCTCGTCGGGGTCGAATGACATGACGATGTTCGGGGTCGGGCGGGGTGTTTTGCGCAGGCCCTCACCTGTCAGCAGATAGGCCGCCGTCGTGCCGAATTTCTTGGCATAGCGATTGGCGACATCGGCGCTGAATTCGTTCTGACCGTTTTCGTGCGCGCGATAGGTGGACAAGCTCACCCCCAGCGCTTCGGCCGCCTTTGTGGCTGATGGATAATTTGCGGCTTCGCGTGCCGCTCTCAGTCGTTCGCCCATGGATTTCTGCATCTCTCGACCCTTGCAAAATTTCCGACATAAATCATGTTGACATAATCATTATTATCAACATAATTCATGTCTATCAAGATGCCGGTGGCGCGATCCGTAATTTGATGGATGGGCAGGCTATCGCTGCACACGACGGGTAATGTTTTTAGGGGTGAAGATATGATCACAAGCAGCAGAAGCAGGAGGGCAGCTTTTCAGGCTGGGTATTTCGATCGCTTCTGGGGATGTCCCGGTTGTTTTCGAACCTTATCGATCGCCGAAATTATCGAGCTGCATTGTGAGGATTGTGATGCAGCCATCGAGCCGATGGAGATGGTTGAAGGGAAATGCGCCATGCAGGAGATGCTGCCATGAGCGAGATGTTTCAGGGCTTTTTCGCTTGCATCGGTGCAGCGTTATTTTTCGGTACCGTCGTGACCGCATTAAAAGCGGTCGTTTGGAGATCACCATGGCCATCTCACGAGGATGACGATTCCGGTGCTCCCGAGGGAGATCAACTTCACTTCCGCATTGTCGACGATCCGCGCTCGAGCCGAGAGACGCCGGCCCGGCCAAGGATTCCTCGCAGACTATAGCGAACGCTGAAACGCTAAAGAGCCAACAAACAGAAACCCTACAGATAGACCTGGCCCAGGCCGGCCGGGGGAGGTTGTCATGAACGAATTTCAAATCGGAACAGAAGCTGTTGCCGGCGGCCATCTCGGCTGGATTCGCAAGGTTCACCGGGCGACAAACGAGATCCTTCGGGATAATCGGGGCGAGCCGATTGTCTTTGCAACGCAGGATGCGGCAAAGGCTGCAGCCGGCGAGGCGATGGTTGCCTATCTCAATACGCCGATGCTGCGCGATGGGGCGCGGGTGGAAGCAATTTCCAAGGCGGAAGCCTTCTTCAAGCTCAAATCAGCCAATGCTGCTGGTGCCGCCGTGTGATCCGTCTGTCAGATGGAGAGGACATCAAACTCTCCGAAGAAAGGAGTTGAACCGCCATGAGCAAGGGCAGGCTAGACCTTCTTCTTGATGGGCTCGGGATCAAACTGGTTCCGGTCCATCGCCGCCGTGCGCCCGCTGAGAGCCATGCGCGCGGCACCATGCAGGAAATCCGAGGTCGCTACGGCGATGGCCATCTCGTCTTCGTTCTGCGTTGCATCCGGCAGACTGGGAGTAATCGCGATGAGCTTTGGTCTGACACGATCGGCGCGGTGTCCGATGTTCTGGCACAGCGCCAGGATTGGGCGCTGCAGCGCCCAGGCGACCTGCTGAGTGCCTTCGACGAGATCGTGCTCGCCACATTGCGCACGGATGCCGTGGCGCGACGGCCTTGGCCCGTTCGGGCGACATTGCGAACGTTAATCTATCGCGAATTGGAGAAACGACTTGATGCACCCGTCAGCCTTGCAGTTTGACGAACTGTCCCGTCGTGCGGCCGAAATCGCCGATTTGAGCCTGATCATTCGTGCCCGCTTCGTTGAGGCTGCGGACACCATGGTTCATCTCGATGTACGCGGCGTGCGTCCCGACAGGATGAGGACGCTATGGCCCGAGGTTCTGCCAGAGCCGACGGATCACGCCGATATCCGCATTCGATATCGCCCAAGTGCTGCGGCAATTAGCCGGGCAGAGGAAGTCCTGCAGGAATGGCTGCGTGTTCGTGTCCAGGATGAGGAGCGGCGCATTCTGCTTTCACGCTGGTCCCTTTGTCTTGCGGCGCCCTATATCGCCGGCTCTTTCCGAGATTTCTGCGCCCAAACGGCGCGCGTACGGCGCACAGCGGAACGACGCATTCAGAGCGAGTTCCAGAATCTTGCCAGGGCGCTTTTCGCCGTTTCGCCGATGCTGCAGGAGCCGGATTGGTCGCGCATATCGCCGATGATGCCGAATGCGCCCGGCGGCTTCGATCGGACAAAATCCCCGGCGCCCAAGCATGAAACACATTGGCTGCCGGATGACGCACGGCCCGTTTTCGATGCGGCAAGCCCCGAACTTGCCGAACTGGCCAAACAGCTGGAGCGCGGGAACCGCAGACGTGCCAAGATGAGAGCCTAGAGCATTTCCGTTCTAAGCGGAGTCATGGAAATGCTCTATCTCTTTGTTGTCTAGCAATTCCGGACGCAAAACCGCTTCGCACTTTTGCTGGAATTGCTCTCGCCTCAGCGACAATTGCGGTCCGAACCCGCATTGCCGATAAAGGTCATTGATATCTCCAGTCGGTGACTTTCTTTATTCGAATGCAAAGACGCCAGCGGACTGGGTCCTGGCGGCATCCTCGCCGAAGTCCGAGACCGCGTATTCTGCGAGAAGCCGAAGCCGCGATTTCGGCAAATAGGTCCGCCAAGGATCGCCGATCAAAATCGCAACTCCGTGCGCCAGGCAACGATCCAGGAATGCTATCACGCTTTCCGCAAGTGCCGCTTCATAGAACAGATCCCCTACACATATAAGGTCAACGTCCGGCGGCTCGCCCTTCGTCAAATCGGCGGGCATCGCCTCGATCATGACATTATTGAGCCTCGCGTTGAGCTCGGTGGCTAAGATTGCATAGGGATCGATGTCGGTGGCACAGACCTTTGTCGCGCCTGCCTTTGCGGCTGCAATCCCCACAATTCCCGAGCCGGCGCCGAGATCAAGCACTTGACGGCCGGCCACGCTTTCCGGCCTGTCGAGAAGATAACGGGCCAGCACCAATCCCCCGCTCCAATAATGTGCCCAGTAGGGCGAGCCGAATTCCGGATCTCGTTGGGCGAGGCGCCGCAACCCACTCTGCGGGCCTGCCCTATGCAGGTAAATGTCAGGAATGCCGGGAACGGGCAGGGCCGGGAGATTCCCGGCGATAAACCGCTGAACCCAATCTCGGTCTGCGGGATCATCTGAACCACGATGCTGTCGTGCCGGGATTCTCATCAGGCGGTCCTTGCGCATTTTGAGTATTGTCGTGAATTGACGCGTATGTCGCTTAAGTCGTCGGACTGAAGAGTGCGACATTTATCTTTGATTTCAAGCTGTTATTTGTAATGTTCGCCACAGTGTTCGTTCCTTGCTCGGTGCGTGCCCTTCAAGGGTGTCGCCAAGTGCGCCGAAATGAGGTATCTATTTTGGCATGATGAGAACAGTCGCAACGACGCGCTGTCGACCACAAGCATTGTTTTGAACCGCTTGTTTCCTTTCAAAATTCCATCGGAAATCTGAAGCATGACCAATGCCGATAAGCCGGTTGCGCCGCGCAAAACGCGTGCGCGCCGTCGCAAGGCCGTTTCCGCCGACGACACGCCGCTTGATTACATGTTGAAAGTGATGCGTGACGACGAAGCGGATCAGAAACGGCGCGATGAAATGGCGAAAATCGCGGCCTCCTATGTTCATCAAAAGCCAAGCGAACGCTCCGGCGCCGGGGCCAAGGGAGGTCGCGGCGTCACTATAGACCTGACCAACGCTACGGACGAGCAGCTTGCGATATTGGAATCTCTCTTCGGGCCGCTTGTCGGATCTGGTGACGATGATGGTGGTGATCCAGGAGGAGCAGGCGAGGCGGAGAACTGAGCACGAGCCAGTTTTCAGGTAAATCGCAAACTAGCTTATCAAAACAGTCTGATCAGACTCTGCGAACCGATTGCTATGCATTTGGTTTTCTCAACAGCTTTGGAGGAAGATAATGACAACCTTATCCAATCAAGCATTTGATCTCAGCGCGGCGGCCACTGCGCAAAATATCGCCGCTCAGACGGCCATAAATGTACGCGACTACGGCGCAACGGGCGATGGAATTACTGATGATACTGCGGCCTTGAATACCGCTCTAGAAGCAGCATTCCAGCTTGGCAAAACGCTTTACGTGCCTAAGGGTGTCTATCGATTGTCGGAGGTTCCGAATACCGGTCGATGCTTGCTCAACAAAGGCGTCTCCATGTTTGGGGATGCGGCTCTTGAAAGTATTTTTGCGCCCGTAGCCGCTATGACCAGTAGCGTTGACATGATGCATTTCTATCCTGTCGCGGGCGTAGATTTCTGCTTCATTGAACGGACCGCTTGGTGGCCGGGATATCCGAATTTCGACACGAATGTTCGCGGGAGGAGGCCGATTCACTTTGTCTGGGATGGATCTCCAGCGGTCAGCTCTTCCAAACTGATATTGCAGCAGAACTATTTCATGCCCTCGAATGATTTGTCTTTCGAGATGGAGTGCAATCCTACGATCATCGTCCAGGGTAGCCCATCAAACAGCTTGATCTGCGACAATCATTTTTGGGGCGGGATCAAGCTTTCGAATTGCGGCGACAGCAACGTCATTACACGCAATGTCATTCGAGCGCCCATTTCCCAGAAAGCTGGTATCGCCATCTTCACGATCGCGGCAAGCGATGGTGTCGCCGGCCATAACGTTATCCGCGACAACAACATTGATTCAACTTACGGGCCAGCGATTTATCTCTTCAACGGGCGAGAGTACATTATCGACGGAAATAATATAGAACATCGTATGGGAGGCGGGTCCGCGTCTTCTGCAGTAGTTGATGTCGACGGGACTTCAGGCACCGTTCTTGGTTGTCGAATTACCAATAATAGAGTTGCCATCTTCGGAGCGTCGACAGCTCAGACGGCAATTCGCCTCAACGCTTGCGCTTACAATTACGTCGCCGAGAATACGCTGGACACGAATGTCGCCCGAGCGCAGGCGCTTTTGCTAACATCGAATGCGTCGCACGCTCGCTTGGGAAGAATGGTATTTAACGGCCCGTGGTCTCAGCAGATTAACAATGCTGGTATCGATAGTCTGAAGATCAACTATGTGAACCTTTAACTCGTGGCGGTCGAGCGTCGGTTATCGTTAAGGTGACCGGCATGATCGCGTTCTCAGCTAGTTGACCAAACTCAAGCAAGGCTGATGCAATCAAATCTCCTTCATGTTCGCTTGCCAGGCGCGGCGGCGATGATGGCGGCGATCCAGGAGGAGAAGGCGAAGCGGAGAGCTGAGCGCGAATGGGTCGATGTTGCCGCCCGGATTGCCTTGGATGCGGAGCGACTTCGAGCCAATTGCCGATCGCTGACCGGCTTCGTCCGTGAAGCCTGGCATGTCGTCGAGCCCTCCGCCGACTATGTGCATGGTTGGCATATCGATGCCATCTGCCAGCATCTTGAAGCGGTGACTGCGGGTGAGATTACCCGGCTGCTGATCAATGTGCCGCCGGGTACGATGAAATCCCTGCTTTGCGGCGTCTTCTGGCCGGCATGGGAATGGGGGCCGATGGGCAGGCCGCAGATGCGCTATCTCGGTGCTTCCTATTCGGAACACTACGCCAAGCGCGACAACAGGCGCATGCGCGACCTTGTTGCCTCCGAATGGTATCAGGCGCTTTGGGGCGATCAGGTCAAGCTGACAAGGACCGGCGAGATGGCGTTCGCCAATACCCGCACGGGCTCGCGCCAGGGCGTGCCGTTCTCTAGGTTGACCGGCGGTCGCGGCGATCGTGTCATCATCGACGATCCGCATTCGGTCGATGGGGCGGAATCAGAAGCCGAGCGGCTGTCGACGGTTCGCACCTTTCGTGAATCCGTTCCGACACGGCTTAACGATCCCCAGCGCTCCGCGATCGTCGTCGTGATGCAGCGGCTGCACGAGGCGGATGTCTCCGGCATCATCCTGGCGCTCGGGCTCGGCTATGAGCACTTGATGCTGCCGATGGAATTCGAGCCGGAACGCCGTTGTCGGACTTCGATCGGATTTATCGATCCGAGGATGGAGGATGGCGAATTGCTCTTCCCTGAACGTTTCCCTCGCGCGGTCGTCGAGCGAGACAAGATCCCGCTTGGCTCCTACGCTGTAGCCGGTCAGTTCCAGCAGCGGCCGGCTCCGCGTTCCGGCGGCCTGTTTCAGCGCGGAGATTTCGAAATCGTCGAGGCAATGCCCTCAGGCGCAAAGCGCTGCCGCGCCTGGGATTTCGCCGCTTCGAAAGCACGTCCCGGTCGCAAGCCGGATTGGACGGTGGGTCTGCGCATGGCTTTGGTCGGTGGTGTCTTCTATGTCGAAGCCATCGCGCGGGGTCGCTGGTCGCCCGCCGAGGTGGAGCGCAATCTTAAGAACGCCGCATCTCAGGACGGCCCGACGGTGACGATTCGGATGCCGCAGGACCCGGGGGCGGCCGGCAAGGCCGATGCCGAGACCAAGATCAAACTGCTTGCGGGCTTTCCGGTGAAAGCCATATCTCCGACCGGTGATAAGGCGACCCGCGCCAAGCCGGCATCAGCACAGGCGGAGGCTGGGAACGTCAAGCTTTTGCGTGGTGACTGGAACGAGGCATTTCTCGACGAGATCTGCGCCTTTCCGAATGGGCAGTTCGACGATCAGGTCGATGCCTTCGCCGATGCGCTGAACGAGCTCGCATTGAGCTCTTCCTTCAGCTTCAGCAATTTCTAGGGCCGCTGACGCGAGCCTCTTCATCATATGACATCAAAGGATAATCCATGGGGCAGGTATTCTCGATGGTTCGCGACGGATTGGTGAGCCTTGCATCCCGCATGGGCACCGACCGCGACAAGGCGGCCTCTGTTTTCTATACCCAGCCGATCCTGACGGACGAGCAGATCATCGCCGCCTATCGCGGCTCCTGGCTGCCGCGCAAGATCGTCGATATTCCGGCGCTGGATAGCTGCCGGAAATGGCGAAACTGGCAGGCTGCGAGCGATCAGATCGGCTTGATCGACGCCGAAGAGCGCCGGCTCAATCTGCGCGGCAAGGTTCTCGAAGCATCGACCAAGGCACGCCTCTTCGGTGGCGCGGCCTTGTTCATCGGCGCCGAAGATACCGATCCGGCGTCGCCGCTCGAGGCGGATCGGATCGGGAAGGGTGGTATCAAGCACCTGACCGTGCTGACACGCCGTCAATTGGTTGCCGGCGACGTCGACAGCGATCCGACCTCGGAATGGTACGGCAAGCCGAAATTCTACACGCTGACCGGCGCCAATGGCATGCAGGTGACTATTCATCCATCTCAGCTTGTCATCTTCAAGGGCGCCATGACGCCGAATGAAGAGTTCGGCGGGCCGGGCAATCATGCATGGGGCGAAAGCGTGCTGGCCGCGACCTTCGATGCGATCAAGAACGCCGACAGCACGGCGGCTAATATCGCCAGCCTCGTTTTCGAGGCCAAGATCGACATCATCAAGGTCCCGCAATTCTCCGCCAATATCGGCAATCAGGCCTATGAAGATGCCGTGCTGCGTCGCTATGCGCTCGCCAATACAATCAAGGGGGTCAACGGCACGCTGATCCTCGATGCCGAGGAGGAGTACGACAGCAAGAGCGCACCGCTCTCCGGCCTCACGGATATTCTGATGGCCTTTCTGCAGATCGTCGCCGGCGCGGCCGACATTCCGGTCACCCGGTTGCTCGGTCAATCGCCAGCCGGAATGAACGCGACGGGTACGGCCGATATGAAGAACTATCACGACCGTATCCAGGCCATCCAGGAACTCGACTATACGCCGGCAATGTCCAGGCTTGACGAATGCCTCATCCGCTCCGCCACAGGCGCTCGCGACCCCGCAATATACGCGACCTGGGCGCCGCTGGAGCAGATGAGCGAAGCGGAACGGGCCGATATCTTCAAGACGAAGGCGGAAGCGGCGCGAGCCCTGTTCGGCTCCGCTTCGGGAGAGGAGATCATTCCGCGTCAAGCGCTCTCCGAGGCTCTGCTGAATGCTTTTGTCGAGGATGGATCGCTGCCGGGATTGGAGGCGGCTGTAAAGACATCCGGCCGACCGGATGAGGTCGAGCAATCCGAAACAGGCACCGACGCGGCTTAACGATCCGTCGCCGACCGATACGCTTCGTTACGGCGAACGGCTTTCATCCGAACCAGATTGGCTTCGGCCAGGAGAAATTCCAACATGAACTTCACAGACACTGTCACCGTCGCGGGAACGCGGCGGACGGGAGACGGCTATCTCGTGGCCGATGCCCGCATCGCCCGCACAGGCATTCAAAATTATGCCGGTGCCGAGATCGGCCGGCCAGAAATGCCGACCGTGCGGATCTATCGGCCCGGCGGCGAGGTCTTTTCCGAGGACACGCTGAAGAGTGCCGCGCACCGTCCGGTGACAAATGAACACCCACCCGAAATGGTCACCTCGGAAAACTGGAAGAAATACGCCGTCGGTCAGACCGGTGACGAGATCGCCGGTGAAGGCATATTTCTCCGTGTACCGCTGATGGTCAGTGACGAAGACGCCATTCAGGACATCGAAAGCGGCAAGCAGGAACTGTCAGCCGGCTATGTCTGCGATGTCGATTTCACGGCAGGCGTTACGCCATCAGGCGAAGCCTACGACGCTATCCAGCGAAACATTCGCATCAACCATATTGCCATTGTGCGCCGTGGCCGGGCGGGCTCGAAAGTCCGCATCGGCGATGCAGCCGCACCGTGGGGCTGCTCTCCTCTCGCAGCCCCACGCCCCTTTTCCGATGACAAGCAAAACAAGGAAGGAATGATGCCCACGAAGACGATCATGATCGACGGCATCGAGATCGAAGTCTCCGATCAGGCCGCAGAAATCATCACGACATTGCGGCAGCGCCTTGTCGACGCAGAGGCCGGCCATCAGAAGGCTATCGCGATCCGGGATGCGGAACTCGATACGCTGAAATCAGCTCTTCTCGACGAGGCGGAAATCGAACGTCGAGCCCAGGCGCGCGCCGATCTGATCGGTCTTGCCAAGGCAATTGCCGATAACGTCCAGACATCCGGTCTTTCGGACGCTGCGATCCGCAAGGCTGTCGTGATCGCCAAGGCGGGCGAGGGCGCAGTCGAGGGCCGAGCGGACGCCTATATCGACGCTCGCTTCGACATGCTGGCCGAAGGGCTGCGCAGGAAGCCGGATCTGTTTGCTGAAGCCATCAAGGACGGCATCAACCCGACGCAGTCGTCCGGATCCCCAGCCTTTGCCGCTTACGCCGCCATGGTGCGCGATCTCGAGAGCGCGCATCTGGCTGCCAATCCCTCTTAA